AAGTCAATTGAATTTATTTCTCTAGACTTTGAAGTAAGAAATTCAATTGATTAAATATTTATATAATTAATAATTGAATAAAAAATTAAACATAGGAGAAAATAAAAATGGCAGAAACATTATCAGTCGCCGAGATGATTCCAAATAAATTTGAGCCCAAAAGGAAAAATCGATGGGTGTTTGCAATTGAAGGTATTGATGCATTTCTTATGAAGAGTGCAGCTAGACCATCAGTTACAATTGGTGAAACAACAATTAGTTATATTAATAGTACTCGTTATATGGCAGGTAAAGCAACTTTTGGTGATTTACAAGTAACCATATATGACCCAATTGCTCCTTCTGGTGCACAACAAGTAATGGAATGGATTCGTACCCATTATGAATCAGTTAGTGGTCGTGCTGGTTATGCTGATTTCTATAAGCGTGATTGTCAACTTAAAATGCTAGATCCCGTAGGTACTGTTATTGAACTTTGGGATATCAAAGGTGCTCATTTAACTAGTGTAACTTTTGGTGATTTAGGTTATGATGGTGATGAAGCAACAGAAATTAGTATGACACTTAAATTCGATAACTGCGTATTACAATACTAAAAAGCTTTTAATCATTTTTTGTGCCTTATAATTATTTATTATGAATCAATAAGGCACAAAAATAAATGGGATTATTTACTAACACAAATGACTTTATATACACATCAAATTCTTATAATAGCCCTATATCAAACGAAATAATTAACGATAACGGAAGAGTAGTTTCATTATTGGGTCCTTCAATAAAAGGTAAATCTTTTATTCCACAAGGATTTACCAGCTACAATAATTTTTCGAAAGTTTGCGGAAGTGTAAAAGAACATTATAAAGAATATCAAGGTAAAATAGACTCAATTTTAACTTCTTATATAACTCTTAATTCCAATGCACAATTAAATTACACTAGACTTTTAGGTATTAATAAAAGTACTTTTAATAATCTACCCGGTTTTAAAATAGGAGAATTCAATACAAATAAAATATACGCTTTAGGATTCAAAGTTAATCTTAAAAGTGATGATGATTTATCTAGATATAACAAATATTTAATTAATAAATTAAGTTTATCAAATAATTCATATATTTTAGCAGGATTTATTGTTACTTCAAATAATGTGACAATAAAAAATAATAATTTAAGTAAAAATGAGATTACTGTTAATGGAGTCAATAAAAGTGTATATAAATTTGAATTAAATGATACATCAAATAAAAATTATTCTGACGAAAATAATAATCCTAAAGGCGGTGACAGTGAAATATTAGACAAAATTATAAGTGGTAATATTACTCCTCCTAAAGTAATATTTTTTAATTTCGAAAAAGAAGATGAATATTATTGGAAAAAAAGCTTTAATTTTAATATTAAAAGAATAAATGATTATGGTTATACTTTTTTAAATGTTTATGACTGTGAAGAAGAATTTGAAGAAGTATTTAAATCGAATGAATATTTTCTAGAAGAAATTACGGATGTTGATAAAAAAGATTTTAATCAAGGTTTTAAAAATGCATTTTCACCATGGTTTGTAAGTCAAGGGTATTATAATGGTGATCAATCAAAAAATAGATCAGATGATTTAGATTTAAAATCTAGAATTAAAAAATTGTTTAGATTTCATTCTTTACATGATGGAAGTTATGGAAATAATTTAATAGTTCAAATAGAACCTAAGTCTTTAGGAGATGATAGTATTTGGGCAACTTTTGATTTAAAAATAATTGACAAAAATACACAGGAATTTGAAAACTATAATGATTTAAATTTAAATACTGAAGATCAGAATTATATTGGTAGAAGAATTGGAAATCAATTTAGTTATTTTGATATAAATGGTTCAGATCATATTGTTGAATCAGGAATATATCCTATTCAGTCAAATTTAGTATGGATTGAAATTTCAGATGAAGTCGAAAGAGGATTAATAGGAAAAGAAACTATACCTTGTGGATTTATAGAAAAAAGAAAATTAAAAACAATATCTATAGGTCAATCTACTACAATATCAAATTCAAATTATTTAATACAACCTATATTTGATATTCAAACAAATAATTCTAATAATTTATTAAAAATAAATGATAAAAATTCATGGGGAATTAAATTATATAATAAAAATGTTAAAAAAAGTTTTGATATATCTGAATTCAATTCAGTTTATCAAAAAATTTTAAATGGTGTTAATCAACAGATATCAGGAAGTATAAAATATTATCAATATAATTTAGATGAATATGGAAAAATAAAGACAAACAATTATTTGCCTGATTCTTATTTTGATGAAATTACTGATTTAAATTTAACTAATGATGATATATTTCATATTGAAAAAATAATATTGACAAATGAAGAAGATTTTACACAAGGTAATTCAATTGTAAGAAGAAGATGGGATTTATCTTTGTATAATAATAAAGGTGATAATATTACCTCGAATGATTTTATTGAAGACATAATAGAAAATTCAACTAATAATACTTTTTATTATTATACTGTTACAAAAAAAGATTATGAAATACCTAAATTATCTAGTGTTGAAAATGAATATCAATCTTCTTTACAAAATATAACACCAGAGTTACTTAGATTTACATCGGAATTATCAGGGGGTTGGGATGGATTAAATATATTTGATATTGATCAAGTTGTCATGAATGATAAGGGAATAAAGAACAATTCATATATAGAAGAATTATACAAATATGGGATGGATATAATTTTTGAAAATACAAATGGTTTAAATAATTTCATATATGTGCCAGGTATAAAGAATGAGGAAATTATAAATCATGCTTTAAATGAAATTGATAATAATTTTAGATTTAAATCTTTTTATATATATGACAATTATTTGTATGACTCTGAATATGTTGAAGTTGATCATCATGATTTATATAAAATAAAAACAGTAGTAGGAAATCAGAATTTAAAATGGTCTGATCAAATATATGAAACAAAGAGTGTAAACGAAATAAATATTGATGAAAATATTAGTATAGTCAATTGGAATCAAAATGTTAAAAGTAATAAGTATGTTGCATCTTTTGGAAATTATTTTGAAATGGAAATACCTTCTACTAGTGATGAAATTCCAGAAAATATATTTGAGTTAAATTTTAATTCTAGTATTGTATTACCTAGTGGAATAATTGCATTAAAATCGATATTAGATAGTGGAAATATTAGTAGTATAACAGATAGTTTGAATGGAAGTAATATATTGTTTAATTTTAATATTAAAAATGTATCTACATTATTCAATGATAAAGATACATTGTGGTCAAATCAAACTAGTAAATATTTAAGCAATAGTAAAGTGAATTGTTTAATAACAAAAAATAATATAAATGAAGGAAGTAATGTTTTAGGATTTGAAAAATCACGTACTTTGTATTATCAAGGAAGAACAGGACAAAGTTTAAGTAATTTAATAATGTATAGATTAATATTAAATGAGATAAAAAGAATAATTGAGAATAATGTGAATAGAAATTTATTATTTCAAACTATCTCAACAAAAAATGAAACGTTGCAAATTAATAGAAGTTCAATTCAAAATATAATGGATACAGTACAAAATGCTGGTTTGATAACGAGTTATGTTGTTAAATTAGATGAAAAAACAACATCAGATGAGGATTTATTGAATAATGTTGTTAGAGGTGAAATTGAGTTACAGTTTCCAGGTCAACAAATCAATTTGATCGATAGAACAGTTAAGAAAGTTGAAACGATGAAAATATAATATATATGTTCTAATACGTGGACAGTTTTTAAGTTTAAAAAGAATGATTTAAAAAATTAAACAAATATCATAATAAAAGTTATAATAAATGTAAATTTAAGAATTTAATTATATAGAGAAAAATTATGGCAAAACAAAACGTATTAGCAAGTGTGGATGATCAAAAACCATTATCAGTTAGAGACATTCAAAATATGACTCAAGGAAAAATTCAAACATCTAATATTATGAAAGATGATTTTGGTATGGAAATCGCAGTTGAATCTGTTCCATTACCTTCTAGAGGTTTAATTTATTCGCCTGAATCATCTGTTTTTGGTAGAGAAGTTTTAGAAATTAAACCTATGACTGCTAGAGAAGAAGATATTTTGACTTCTAGAGCTTATATTAAAAATGGTACCGTGATTACTGAACTTATTAAAAGTTGTTTGATTGATAAAAGTATTGATGTGGAAAGTTTAATTACTGGTGATAGAAATGCATTGATGATTGCATTACGTATTACCGGTTATGGTGCAGATTATGATGTTGAATGTGAATGTCCACGTTGTGCAACATCTGCAAGATATAATTTTAATTTATCTAATCTTCAAATTAAAAGACTTGAAATTGAACCTGTGTCAGAAGGATCTAATTTATTTGAAGTTGTATTACCTGTATCAAAAAAGTCTGTGAAAGTAAGATTTTTAAATGGTCATGACGAAAAAGAAATGATGGTTTTAAGTGAAAGAAAGAAAAAGTTAGGTTTGCAACATGATTCATTGGTTACTGATCGTTTATCATTTTCTATTGTTTCTGTAGATGGTATTAGTGATAAGAATAAGATTAATCATTTTATTAAAGAAATGCCTGCTCGAGATAGTTTGGCTCTTCGAAAATTCCTTGACAATAATGAACCGGGTGTTAACATGTCAGTAACAATGAAGTGTAATTCTTGTTTTGAGGAAAGTGATATTAGATTGCCTTTAGGTGCAACTTTTTTTTGGCCTGACAGATGAACATAGAGAAGATCTTCTAGAAGAACAATTCATTTTAATGTATTATGTTGGATTTACATGGTCAGATGTAAGAAGATTACCTGTAAGTATAAGAAAATGGTTTATAAAAAGATTTGTAAAAGAAGTTTCTAGAGATAAAGAAAAAAATAACCCTGCACCTATAAAAGCATCACATGTTCAAACTCCTGAAACTAGACTTTTTCAAGGATCACATAGAACACATTCTCCTAATAGATTAAATAGACCCATTTAATTTTCTAATAAAATATATAAATTATAATATTAAATTAAAAGAGGATTTTTATGAAAAAACATGAAGATACAATTCACAAAGCAGCAGCTAAATATATTTTAGGTGAAAATATTAATACTTCAATCAAAGGAAATAAAGAACAATTACTTTCATTAGAAAAACTTTTAGAATCTTCAAAGAAATTGTACATGAAACTAAATGAAAATTCAGCTTCATTAGATGAAATATTAAAATTAATCGAACAAAAAAATATTCATGCTGATCGTTTTTATTCATTAACTGGTATTAAATGGAATCTATAGTTCTAAAAAGGATATAAAAAATGGCAAATAGACCTCCTAGAACGCCCCCGCCTATTACAAGCGCTTCCACAAGAGCAGGATCAGCAGTATATACAGCAGCAGATCTATCTCAAATCCAAAGTATGGTTGATACTTTAAATGAAATCAATCAAAACTGGGAAAGACAAGCTAGTCTTATAAGAGATGTATCAGGTCAAGCTGATGCAATGAACGATATATATGACGCAATTATTGAATCCCAAAATGAACAAATTGATAATTTAATCGCACAAGGCAACACAGCCGAAGAGATAAGAGACTCACTTTTAAATCAAAGAAATGAATTAGATAAAATTGTCAATATAGAAAAAGAGAGACAAATGATTATGTCTGGAGCAAATAAAATCCAGTCAGAAATCAATGAAAAAATGAATAAATCTTATTCAATGGCTCAAGAATTTAAAAAAATAGGCATGAACGCTTTTCTACCTGACTCCTTAAAAGTTTATGGAAAAATGTTAGATAATATCTCTATGAAATTTGGAAGACTTGCATCAGCTCGACAGGAACAAATGGAAAGAGAAATTGAAAATCTTCGAACCAAAGGTGATGTCGAACAAGCAACAATGTTAGAACTGATGAATACAACCAGATATAAAATTTTTGAAACATTTGAAGATATTTTCGGTTTTCTATCAAAAACTATTCTACCTAATATTCTAGGAAAAATAAAAGATTTCTTTTCCTCAATAATTGAATATGCAAAAAAAGCAATAGATATTATTGCACAAATTCCTGAAAAGCTTTTCGAAATTGGTAAAGCTTCACTAATGGTTACAAAATTAACAATTCAACACTTCCTTGATTTAACAAAGGCACTCACAGCAGTACCTCTAAACATTTTAGAAAAAGCAAATGAAATAGGTTATGAAATCAAAAAAGAAACTGCAGAATTTGCACAAAATCTAGAAAATATACAAAAAGATTTCAGAGGAAGTAGTGCAATTGGGCAAGCAATAGAGAATTTACAAGGAAAATTAATAGCACAAAGAAAAGAATTTAATGATGTAACAACTGAATCTGTCGCATTATTTGGTAGAGGAATTGCAGGTATAAACAAAGCACTTCAGGAATCAAATGAAATAGTAAAATCTTTAGGCACATTTTCTTCTATATTTGCTGAAAATATTACAAAAAATACCAGCAACGCATTTTTTTATTACAAAATGAAACAAGCGCTTAATGCCACTGATGAAGACATGCAATATTTAGCACGTAGAGCTCTAACTGCAGGTAAATCAATTGCGACTGTTTATGAAAATATCCAAAATTCAATAAATGATGCAGCAGATGCACATCATCTAGACTCTAAATTTATCACAAAAGATTATTTAGATATGAGAAAAAACATTGTAGATTTTGGCCATATTACTGATCGTCAATTAGGTGGTGTCATAGGTAGAATCAAACAAATGGGCGTTGAAATGAAAGATGCCAATGCAATATTCGGCAAAATTCAAACATTTGAAGATGCAGCAAATATGGCTTCACAATTAAGCCAATCTTTCAATATGGTTATTGATTCCATGGAACTTCTTAGAGCAGAAACTCCTGATCAAATATTCAAAATGTTAAGAGAATCAATGTTTGCAACAGGTAGATCTTTCAATGATTTAAATCGTTTTGAAAAATCACTTCTTCAACAACAACTAGGCGTTTCAGCTGAAACAATGCAAGTACTATTTGATTACAGAAATATCAATAAATCATATCAACAAATTATTGAAGAAAATAAAGAAAAAGATCCTGTTGATCAACAAATTGAAGCAATTAATAAATTAAAAGACACAATAGTTGAATTCAAAGAAGTAATGCCAAAATTTCAAAACTCTTTTGATGCATTTTTCACAGGCTTAAAAGATAATATTTTAATATCATCAGATCTTAGAAAAAATTTAGAAGGAGTATCTCTTTCATTTGACGGACTATATAATTTTGCTTCAAAAAGTGACTTATCACCATTTAGTGATTTGTTAGGCACAATTGGTAAAAAAATAGAAGCAATAAAAAATGTATTATCAGGTGAAAATTTTCAAAATTCACTGGAATCAGTGACAAAATCAATATCTAATATTATTAATGTATTATTTAATTATGCATCAGGTGATACTTCTTCTACCCAAACTTTAACTGAAGCGATAAAAAACATAATTACACGAATTACACCTATATTTGAATCAGCACTTGACATAGGTTCAGAATTAGTTTTTTCAATTATAAAAGGTTTTATTGAAGCATTACCTGAGCTTTCTGATGTCATTTTTGAAAAGTTTAATGATTTATTTGATAAAGATAAAGGAAAAATAGGAGGTTTATTAACAAGTGTGAAAGGAGTTGTTGATAATATTATATCACAATTTGGAAAATCAGATTTCCAAGGTACAATTTTAGGTGCATTAAAAACAGCGTTTTCATTTACAGGAGAAGTTGTAAAAGTTGTTGGAGAATTTGCAAAAAGAATAAGTAAAGAAATAATTAAAGATTTAGCTAAAGGATTTACTCCCAGTTCCGGTTCTATTATTTTAACATCAATTAAAGATCTTTTGGCAGGAATAAAGACAATATTCATAGGTGAATTCAATAGTAGTACTAAAAAAATGGAATATACTGGTTTAATACCTCAACTTTTAGGTTTGGATAACAATGGTAAACCTACCTTTACTTTAGATAAAGTAAAAGATTTTATCAAGAATACATTTGTACCATTATTTACAGATATTACATATGAGTTAGTTACAGTTGTTGATGATTTTACAGTTCATTTAATGGACATGTTAAATTCCGCAGCAAATGATTCTAAATTTTTTGATAATTTATTTACTGGTTCAAAAGTTAGTGAAATATTCACTAAGATATCCAGTATATTTACAAATATATTTTTTGGTACATCTGGAAAAAAGTCAATTGTTGATAGTGTGTTTAAATTATTGGATATGTTTATAGAGTATTTTAATAAGAATTCAGGTGGGATATCGAATGCATTTCAGAAGATATTAGGGGGAATAACTCAGTATTATATTACATATTATAAGTTTTTGTTTGATCAGCTTTTAAAGAATTTTGGTAAGGAGATAGCTATTGGTTTAGGGGCAGTGTTTGCAGGATTTTTAGCATATTTTGCAGTAAAGTCTGCTGTTTTAGGAACCGTTATAACTGCTTCATTTACTACAGGTGCTGCAATTGCATCGACTGCTATAGTTCAGGCAATGACTACTGGAAGTTTAATTGCTTCTAGAAATATTGCGACAGCTGCAGCAACTTCTCAAATAGGTGGTGTAGGTGCTCTTGGACCTGCATTAAAGACTGGTGCAAAATTTTTAGGTTATGCAGGTGCAGGTTATTTGGCTGGACAAGGTGTTAAAGGTGCTTTTGGTGATGATCCAAATACAAAAAGACAAGGAACTGATTATGCAGCAGCTGCTTTGACTGGTGCTGGATTAGGTGCAATGTTTGGTCCGATAGGTGCGGCTGTAGGTGCTGCAGGGGGTTTAGCTTATGCCCACTTTATTGATGATGGTTTTATAAGTAAGGATGGTAAATTGATTAAAATACATGATGATGACAATATATTGGCTTTTAAAGAGGGAGGACCGGTGATGGAAAAGTCAGGAAATATGAGTATAAATAAAATTCACAATGAGGGAATTGGTGAGATAACAAAACAGATAAGTATGTTGACTAGTTCTATTGGGTTGATGATGAATAAAAAAGATTCAATTAATCCTGAATTGATTAAGAGTGCAGTGAAAGAAGCGATAATTGAGGGATTTAAGGCACAGAATCAAGTGATAGAGGTGAAGTTGAATGGTGAGAAGGTAGGTGAGGGATTATTGGCTAGTGGATTTACAAATATGATGTCAAATGCGAATAAGACAAAAGGTAATCCTACAATAAATCCAGGTTCTATTATATATCGTGACGGTCAAATGCCTTCATCTGGATATAATACCTGATATCAGGTTTAAATTAAATTAAAAATATATAAATTTATATATAATATAAAAGAAGATTAAAACGAGAGCTTCCTGTTAAAATGATTAAAATTGATTATGAAAAACTTTTGGTGGACATTGGTGTGTATGATGTTTTGAAAAAAACTTTAAAAGAACAAGGTAATATGTCAGAAAAAGATGCTGATGATTATATAAAAAGAAGTATAAATAATCATGGAGGTAAAATGAATAATACTTTAGGTGAATTTGACAAGTTTTATATGACTCAAAAAGCAAATACAAATAAAGATGAAAATTCAGTTGATATTGATAAAAAATTAGATGAAATGATAACTAAAATTCAAAATAATTATAAATTACATGAAAAAAAAGATAAAGAGATAAAATAAAATGGCTAAAAGCTATTTACTAACACCTGAAGGTAAAATATTAAATAGAGATAACTTGTCAGAGGAAAATCCTTTAAATGTTATATCGATAATAGGAAAAAACAATCAAAATCCTTCTGAACAACTTACAAATCCTATTATTACTACGAAGTTTTTTCCAGATATATTTTCAGATGTTAACAATTCTGATTCAAAAAAATATATATTAGGAGAAACAAATGAGTTAGTAAATACTTCTTTCAATTTTATTAAAAAAGAAAATAACAACTTTAAAGTAAAAAGTGAAAACGAATTTGAGAAAGTTAAATATTATAAATCATATAACTCTATATTTGATTTAGATATTGAAAATACAGACAACACAGGCATTCAAATATTTGCAAATGAACTTGATTTCTATGGTTTTTCAACTGAATTCTTACGAAATCCTATTGAAGCAGTTGAAGATACAATACTACGTCTATTAACAATAGTTGATATACTGATTGCGTCAGCTATTCCTATTGCGACAATATCATTATTGCAATTTTTATTACAAACAAAAATCGTTGAATTTGAAAACATTGATAAAAAACAAAATAGCATAAATTTTATAAATCAATACGGACAAAATCTAGAATTAGGTAAATATATTACTTATTCTTTATTAGATACTACTTCGAATAACTTTTTTATAAAAATACTAGAAAAAACACTTAACTCATTTGAAAGATTAATGAATTTTCCTAAATTTAAACTAATTTCATACGAACTAAATATATTCAAAAATGCTTTTATTTATTTTACTTTTGGATATATTTCTTACTTAATTCCTGGTTTCAAAATTAAAATTCCAAATTCATTAAAATTAGATGAAATATTAACTTTCTTATTAAATCTCTTTACCACTACTCTTACATCGAATTCTTCTAGACATCCATATAATTTATTAATTAGAAAAATTATTAGAAATAATTATTTTTTAAAAACAACACTAGACAACAATGCAATAAAAACAACATCCAATGGTGAAGAAGTATTTTCATATTCATATATCAGACAATTATCAATTTTAGGAAGTTTCTTTTTTAGATTCATTGGTGAAAGAGTCGCAATTGGTGAAAAATTATTTAAAATTGATAATCCTACAACTTTTGAAAATAATGCAATTGATGTATTTGGAAAATCTAGATTACGTGAAAAAATAACTAGTGAAGAATTAGAAAAAAATGATTTTAAAAAAAATACACAAATTACTTCATTCAGGTATTTACCAGAAGTATCATCTATTTCAGGAAAAAATTATAATGTTTTTGATCTTATGAAAGAAAATACAGGCAAAATATATGATACTTCTATTCCTAAATTAAAAAGATTACCAAAAGAAAATGTTCAAAGAATAGAAAATTCAATTAATTCTGAATATATGCCTTTTTCTATTCATGATTTACGTACAAATGAAGTTTTTTCATTTCATGCATTTATAAACAATGTATCTGACTCTTTTTCACCTGATTTTACGACATCGACAGGAATAGGAAGAATGGATCCTGTTAAAATTTATAATTCAACATCTAGATCAATATCGGTTGATTTTTGGTTGATTTCCACATCAGCTGAAGATCATGATGAAATGTGGTATTATATAAATAGACTAGTTACCTGCATTTATCCACAATGGTCTAGACCAGATATTACAAATATCCAAAACTCAAATAAAGCAAATATTAAATTTGCAAATCCTTTCACACAAATACCTGTTGCACCTCCTATGATAAGATTAAGAATAGGAGATTTAATTAAATCAAATTACTCTAGAAAAAATATCATTAAACAATTCGGTATAGAAAATACTGATTTAATTTTACACCCTCTTTTTCGTGATCCATTTAACTATCCAAATGATAAAATGAAAGATCTAGAGTATTTTACAAATTTCTTAAAAGATCATGGATTTGGTATATTGGATTTAAATACTTTTTATACAATTAAAAATAAAAATTTTAATACAACAAAAGATTTAAAACTTTTTGAACTTAATCGACCAGATTCTTTTTATTCTAAATTCGAAGGAACAGAAGGTAATTATGTTCTTCAAAATGAAAAAACAAATACAATAAGTCTTGATAATGAAGCAGGAACTATTGATTATCAAAAAATAAGAAATTTAAAATTTGGGAATAGAGAATATGATTTTGATCAAATTATGAAATTCGATTTAGTTAAAAGCACTTCTTATATAAGAAAAGAAGAAAAGTTAAATAATAATAATGAATTTGAATTTTATTATAATGATTATAACCTGAATACATATCGTCATAATTATTCAAGAATAGAAAAATTATATGATTTATATAAAATAGAATTACAATATGCAAATAAAAAAGAAAATGTATCTAATGTAAATGGTGTAGAATTAGATAGTACTGAAAAGAGCGATAAGTTAATAATTAAATTTTATTTAGTAAGTGAGTGGAGTAGAAAGAAATTTGACAATGAATTATCTATTGAGAAAAATAGAAAAGAATTTATAACTAATACTGAAAATTTTCTATTTTATCAAAATTACAAAATAAATGGTTTAAACAAAAAATTACCTAATGCAATTATAAATTCATATGAAAGTTCAATGGGAGAAGGTATTGCAGGATTTATAAAAAATATAAATGTGAATTTTGATAATGATGTTTTATGGGACATTGAAGATGATAAAATTGCTCCAATGGCTGTAAAAATGCAGATGCAATTTGATCCTATACATGATATACCATTAGGTTTAGATTATTCAGGTAGAATGAGAGCAGGTGCATATAGAATAGGTGATATTAATAAAGATTTATTTGGAAAAAGCTCAACAGATACTTTTACTGTAGAAAGTGAAAATACAGAAAATTCAGGAATAAATGAAGTAATAAAATATAAAAATAAATAATTAGATAATAATAAAAATTAATAAAGTTTTATAATATGACTATTAAATATGTGTTAGAGCCAGATGGAAATGTAAAAAAAGAGTATTTTCAAGAAATCAATAGATTACCGAATAAAGGAAATAGAGAAGGAAATGAGAATAATAAATTTTCAGATGTAGCATTGGATGCGTTATCAGGAAATGGTGTATTTACTCGTGTGTTATTAAACAATAGTGAAGCTGCTGAACCTGAAAAATATGTTGTGAATTCTACAAAGAAGCTTCGAAATGATTCATTTGGATTTGAAGGTGATGAAAACAAGAACAGGGAAATAACATATTATAATAGTTATAATACTGCTTTTGATTTAGAATTAGATAATTTTGGAAGTGAAAGTGACATACAAATATTTGCAAATAATTTAGACTTTTATGGATTTCCACATGTGATAATTAATCCTTTAGGTTTTGTTCGCGAATCGTTGTGGAAATTATTAACATTAATAGATTCAGTAATAGCTGCTACTGTTCCTATTATTACAATATCTACTTTACAATTTATATTACAAACGTCGAGAGACAATATTGCTTTTGATTTAACAATGTTATTTGGTTCAAGTAAAAAACAGAATTCAAATGTAATGGGTGAAGTAAGAAAATATGAATTAGGTAAATATATAACCTATATATCTTCAATTAATAATGTAACTGAATTATTAACAGTTTTAGTAACAACATTAAACTCATTCGAAAGATTAATGAATTTTCCAAGATTTCCGGACATAAAATATGATAAAAGCGAAGGAGTCTTACAAACAATATTAAATTTTACAAAAGCTTTTTTTCTTAATTTATTTGATAGAGTTTTCTATTTTATTGTAGGTTATCTTTTTTATTTAATTCCAGGCTTCAAAAATACACCTAATCTTCAAAATGTCAATGCAAATTCATTATTAGAACTACTTCAGAGTCTAATTACATCTGATCAATCAAAACATATATTCAATTTATTATTAAGAAAAATAGTCAGAAATAATTACTTTTATAGAAAAATGTTAGATGGAGCAAGAAAAACAACAGGATTGTCTTTTTTTGACTTAAATGAGAGTTTGTCTTATCTTGGAAAATATTTCTATAGATTCATAGGTGAGAGAGTAGCAGTAGGTGAAAAGTTAGTAAGAACAGATATTGTTTCTTCACAAAATAAATTTGAAAGATTTAATGTTTCTAGATTCCCTAAATATTTTGGAAAGGATAATGGCAAATATATCCAATTTGGAGGAAAATTATTACACAATTATAGAACAATTATTCCTGAAAATGCAAATGAATATAATACATATTTTGAATATTATGACAAGATATTAGAAAATAGAAAGAAATTAGGAAAAGAAGTATTTAGATTAAGCAAAAAAGATGTTGATGAAATTGAAAAGATAATTCAAAAAGATTATGTTCCATTTTCATTACATGATTTAAGAAATAACGATATATTCAGATTCCATGCATTTATTGAAAGTATATCAGATTCTTTTTCTTCAAATTTCAATGAAGCAGGAGGTTATGGTAGAATTGAAAAAATAAAAACATATATCAATACTACACGTACCCTTAATGTATCGTTTAGATTAATTGCAATGTCAAAAGAAGATCATGATGAAATGTGGTATACAATAAATAAAATTATTTCAATGATATATCCTCAATGGTCCAGATCAATTCCTGCACGTCAATCAAATATTGATGAAGCAGGTATAAAATATCATTTACCTTTCACACAATTACCTTCAAATACACCGGTTGTCAGACTTAGAATTGGTGACTTAATTAAATCAAATTACTCTGAAAAAAACCTGGCTGCTCTTTTTGGATTCATACCTAAAGCAATAGAACCTATTAAAGAACCAAAACAAGAAACAAATTTAAAAGTAAATACTGATACCATAAAAAATAAAGTGATAGAAATAATAAAAAAACACAATACTGAAATATTTGATAAAAATGGTTGGTCTGCTGATGTCATTAATAACAAAGACAAAGATAATCAAAATTATACTATCACTAATAGCTTTAATATAAAAATTATAGAAAGTGATGATGAAGGCATACAAGGTATGAAGGTGGAGTTTTTGAATAGTAAAGATGAAGTTCAGTTTACAATTTTTCAATATATAAAAACAGGAACAAAAGAAAATGCTCTTACCGTCAGAAACAAAAGAAATTTTAAATCTAGTAAAGATAAAATAAAAGAAGATATAAAAGAATATCTTGCATCTGAATTTGATAAATTGAATGCAAAAGTTAATGAAGAATATAATAAAAAAGTCGAAGAAATGACTAAAATAAAAAATCAATTGAAAGGTTTTATGGCAAGTGAAGATAATGGTTCTATAAATAATTTATTTAGTAAGGCTTATGAAACAACAGGGGGAAAAGGTTTAGCAGGAAATATAACTAGTTTAGGAATCGATTGGGATCAAAATACGCCTTGGGATACGTCTGAGGGTAATAGGGCGCCTATGATGGTAACAATAACATTAGGTTTTTCACCTATACATGACATACCTTTAGGTTTAGATCATAATGGTATGATGAGAGCAGTACCATATATGGTAGGAAATATAGTGAATAATAAATATGATGGAGATGCTCATTTTGTATATGAAGAAAAAGAATTTGAATATTTAGATAGTAATTCTAATGGAGAAAATAATAAAAAATGAATCGTTATAAAAATAATATTGTTTTAAATGAAAATGTAATATTAGGTAGAAAACCTAAATATGCGACAGAAACATTATGTTCTAGAATATTTAATGATTGTAAAAATAATGTACTTCAAAGTGAAAAGATAATATTCAATGAAGGTGATAGACTTGATTATTTGGCACAAAAGTATTATGGAAATGGTTTAGACTGGTGGATAATAGCTGCAGCTAGTGGTATAGGTTGGTGGTTACAAATTAATCCAGGAACAATTATTGTAATTCCTAATGATATAAAACAAATTAAAAGATTATATAATTTATAAAACAATTAAATTATATAAAATGTCGATAACAGTAACTAGAAAATTTTCAAAAACAACACAAATATTCGATAAACATAAATATCGATATTTTATTCCAATGGCAACAAATCCAGAAGCCTTAAAAAAAATAGCTGATGTCGTAAAAGCCAATCAATCAAAAGAAAAAACATCTGGGCAAAAACAATTAGATATACAAAATTTTTTTGAAGCAAAAGTTGCTTCAAAAATAGGTGATAATAATAATTTTACAACAATAGAAAAACTATCTGAACTATTTCAGGCTACAACAGTAAAAGGAAAATTTACATATGAAATAATAAAAGATTTTTATAATATAAAAGACATTGAAAGTTTTGTAAAAATTTGTTATTTAAATACTGAAAATATGCAAAAAATCATTAATGAAGAAGACTATAAAACTGACATATGTTATAATATAAATGTTAATGATATTATTTTTCCTAACAAAATAATATCAGATAGTAATGATGAAGAAATGAAAAATTCAAATCTTACAGGTATTAATAAATTTGATAAAAATGTATATCACACTAAACAATATCCTGGGTTATCTACAATACAGATAATGGATCCTAATTTAAGAGCTTGTTTGAAACAAAGTCAGGAATTATCTGTTTTTTTTAATTTGATAAATACGATTGATATGTCAATGGCGATGCCTTATATAAATATAAAGTTATTATTACCATCAATTGTAAATGAAAATGTTGAATATATTACTGCTTCATTTTCAAACTTTTTATTTGGAAATGACAAAAAAGAAAAAAAATTTAATAATATTGCTAAAGCTATTAATGGTGATTTTTATATTGACAAATATGAATATACAAAATATGTTCAAAACAATCTTGGAAATTTTAATAAAAAAGATGTTAATTTAGATAGAAAGACAATTGATTTAAGTTTATTTACAATGCCTCAAACTATAGTAAATGGTGATGAAAAATTTTATGGTGATTATGAGTCATTTGATCCTAAAGATTTAGATGGCAGATTAAGTATTATTCATGATAAATTTAGACCTTTTATGTCAATCGAGAGTATTGATTTTGATGTTAGACCTACAAAAGAATTAATGAGCTTTAAAACTGCAACAATGAATTTAATATTATATGACAAAAGTAGACTTAATGAAGTATTAGCTCTTGTTAAACCTGATTTACTTGGAGCGTATGGTAGTGAATTATTAATAGAATATGGTTGGCAACATATCTTAGGTGATACTGATTATGTGTCAGAAGATGCTATTAACCCTATTGCTGAATTTATCAACAGTCTTAAAAACTTTGAAAAATATCAAATCACAAACAGCTCTTACTCGATTCAAGAAAATGGTCAAGTCAATATTACTTTAAATATCACAATGAAAGGCCCATTAGATATTAGAGGTACACCAGTATTTCATGACTTTTTAGAATATTCAACTTTAAAACAACTTAAACATATTATTCAAAATATAAAAGATTTAAAAGTTTATGAAGATGATGAGCCTAATAAAATACATTTTTCATTAGAAGGAAATTTAAAAGATTCTTTACTTGAAACAATGAACGAAGAAAATATTGATGATTTTATTAATAATTTTAATGCATTTTTTAATTCCAAGACAGATGTAAATCAATTACAACCTTTAAAAAATTTAAAAGAAAATGTGATTGACAGCTTGAACAAAATCAAAAATAGTAAAAAAATAATTGATAAAAAAAATCTTGAACAATTAAAAAGTGAAACAGGAATATTAAGTTTTTTAAATGGTCATGAAATTGTTAATGACCCATATCTTAAAGAATCCAAAAATGATATCGTCAAAACTTTTCAAAAAAAAGAATACATCAGTTTAGGTAAAGTAATTTTAAGTTTATTAGGTAAATTATTGGCGGCATCACATAATTATGATGAAATTCAAATTGTGTTTTTTAATTTAAATGAAAAAGCAATTCGTGCAAGAGGAATGAATATTGCAGAAATCCCAATTGAAGTTAAAGATTTTGAGGAATATATATCAAAGTTAATTATTAATAGTGACATGTTATCAATTGAAGGCATAATGAATTTAATCTTAAAAAGATATGTCAATGAAAGAGCAGCGACAGTATATGGATTAACAAAATTTTTAAAGATAAATGACAATTCAGAAAGTGAATATACATTTGATGTTGCTGCTTCTGATGCAGATGCTGATCAAGTTTCACAAAAAAAGCAAGAGTACGAAAAGAAAATTTTAAGTGAGATTTTTAATCAATATTATCCTAAACAAACACTAAATAATAATACTTACGAATATGATTTAACATTTAAATTACCAATTGTGAAAATGTCATTTGATACAATGATACATGAAAAATCTAATTCTTCTTTGTTGTTAAGAATAAATTTTTATGATGAAAATGACAATCCTTATGAAAGTATGTTTGATTTATTAAATAATTTTCAAAACAATTCAGTTACTAGAACTATTTCACAAATTGGATTTTTGACACAAGAATTTAAAAATCCACAACCTGATGACAAAGAATATAAAAAGAAAATAGCTCAAAAAAACAAACAAATTATTGAATATTTAAAAGAACAAAATATTGTTAGTTTTTTTGATGACAATAATAAATCTGTTAATGAAATATCACAAGCAACAAAGGTAAGTATAAATGTCGAAGAAAATTCAATAGTTAAAGGTAGAAATATAAATAATTTAAAAACAATATTTAAAGAACTGTTACCTTCGATAACATTTGGTATGCCGAATTCAGCTGCGATATCTGCAAATGTATCATCAATGAATGATGCAAGATTATCAACTGTACTTATGACTCGTGAATCAAATCTTATAACAAAACAAAATAAAGCTTTAAAAATTGTTGAAAATATTGACAAAATGCCTTCTAGAATAATTCCAAGTCAGGTTTCTGCAAAAATTATTGGATGTCCTATTGTTAATTTTAATCAAATCATTTTTTTCGATTTTAATACAGGAACAACAATCGATAATGCATATGCTGTAACTGGTATTAAACATTCACTAGGCCCTGGAAAATTTGAAACAGATCTTACTCTTACACTATGCGATAGCTATGCAAAATTTATGGTAAACTCATCAACAATCCAAAACTTTTTACAACTTAAATCAAGTGACGAACAAGAAAATATTTTTCAAATTGGTATTAACCTTGAAGATGAAGAAACAATAACAGAAGCCAAAAAAGTACAAGAAAGAGCAAAAAGTAAAAAATCTAAATTTATTATATCATATAATTTTGTTTAATCTTAAAAATTAAAGCTTAATATTTAATTTAAAAAATAAATTAAAATGACAAAAATTTTTGAATCAACAACTGAAAACCAAGAAACTAACATAGATGCTATCAAAGAAAGTGGCATAACAGAAAAATTATTTGAAGATTCTACATTAGGTTTTAATATATTATTAGAATTACAAAACACATCAAATACAAATTCTAATTTTAAAGACAAAAGAGAAGAAGAAGCAAATTTAAGATCATATTCTATAGCAAATATAAAAAAATATAAAAATGAACAAGGCTCAGAAGTTACTAATGCATTTAGATATGATTTATTTTCTGAAAAAGTTAAGCCTAGAATTACATCAAATTTTGGTTTAAGAGCTTTAGTAGGAGGAAATGTTACAAAAAAAGATGATTCTAGTTATGTTAAAGCATATCTTAAAAGTGATACTAGAGAGTCTAGAAAAGTTTATTATATAAGAAATCATAAAGGAATAGATATAAGAAATAATGACAACACTACTTCAAAAGAATCAAAAGAAATGAATGCAATAATTGATTGTGATATGTATTATTTTTGTACAAGTACAGGTCTTGGTAATTCAATTTTAATGAGACATTTTGTATATAATGGTACTAATAAAAAATATACTGGTTTATATGTTACATATTCACATATGGAGACAGTTATTGATCTAGATGGGACAATAGAAATTGCAACAAATAGTGATCTCAATAAAGATGAAGAATACAAATATATAGGATCAGCTGACACTAAGGGTATTACAGTTGGAAATTATGGTGTAAGTGGATTTAAAAAAGCAGCATCAGCAACAGCACATTTACATTTAGAAATATTTTATACTAATGAAGGGAAAGAAAAGGAAAGTGAAGATATTAGTTTTTTAAATACAGATTTATTACGTAAAATTCGTTCTGACAAAAACAGAATAAATCCGTTAGATTTAAATTATTTTATAGCACCTGCAAATTTCGAACAACATAAACAATTTGATATTGATGATTATGTGCCAATTGTTAATGCCGATACAAACGCAGATCAATCTACTACAACTACAACTTATAGTAAAAAAGTTTATAATATCGATTTAAATAACAAAAGTGGAGAAATTTTTAAGCAATTACATTTAAATGGATTTTTAAATTATGAAGAAGATAAATTAGTTAATAAAAAGTATATGAGAATATTTAAAGATAAAAAAGTAGGATATCATTTAAATCGATTAAGTATGACAAAAATATTTACTGATATTACAAAAACAACTGGAAAATTATTAGCAGAATTAAAAAAAGATATTGGAAAAGTAACACAAACAATTGATTCTGCTAAAACTGAATATCATGAAATTGATATAGATTTTCGACAAGTAATTGAAAGTTTAGGGCAAGAATCATATTCAGGAATATTAGAAAAAAACAATCAAGATGAAAAATTTGATAAATTAAAGAATAATTTTAATATAAAATATATTGACAATTCTTCTAATTTAATAGAAGATAATGATTATCCTATTCACTTTTATTTTCCTTTAAAAGTAAGTAATGAATATTTTAAATTTGAAGAAGAAAATTACGATAGTGTAAAACATGAATTTATAAAAGATTATGATGAACAACCTTTTTTGATATTAAGAATATCTCCTCATTTCTCCCAATTACAAAGAAAAATTGGTGTAAAATATAATTTAGAACAAGATGAATATACAATTCAAACAAAACCTATCGCAGAAAGCGATATTAATATGAAGAAAATTAAATACGATATTTTTGAAGCAACATATATTGTTAAAGACAATAATTTTAAATTAAAATCATTTAAAGATAATACAAATTTTGATTTTATCATTCAAGAAGATTATTTTCCGAAAAATCATGATGATAGAAAAAAAATAACATTTCATATAAAAAAAGATATAGAGTCACACAAAATATATTTTTCAATTGCATCGAGTCAAATGTATTCAAATGTTGCAGGTGCAGATTTAAGAGGATTTAATAAAAATAGTAGTTTTAAATTTATTAATCAAAATGGCCCAAATTTTGTGTTTTTACCGCGGTCATTAGATATAACAAACACTTATGCAGATTCTAATGAATTATTTATTTCTAATGTGGATCAGAAACTTAAATCCGACATAATTAATTTAATTACAAATGCAAAAAGAGATTTGAAAAAATTAAATATTGGTTCAAGAATATCTCCTCTTTATAAATATGTTCATGTTAATATTAATAGTGAAAAGAAAGAAGAAAAATTGTTAGAATATTCTCTTTCTAATTTTGAAATAGCACCTTTCGTTACTTCTAAATTATTTACATTTCCTATTTTTTTACCTGTATCAGCATATTATAATTATTTTAAATTTTCTCATAAAATAGAAAGTAAAGAAAAAATATTTGATGATTTTAAAAAATATATATTTAGTATCGCAACATCAGGTACTAATAATGATAATTACTTTTTAGATGTGAACTTGCTTCCTTCTGTAGGTAGTACCAATTATTTTGCAACAAATGCTTCATATGAATTTCAGAACAGAGGTGTAATAGATATATTTAATTATAATATACCGAATGACTATATTAGAAATTTCTTGTTGTATTTAACTTATATTGAAAAATTAAAAAATACAAATAATTTTGAAATTAATCTTATGTCAAATGTCAGAGATGAGAGTTTGAAAGGCAAAGATGTAATAGGTGATAATAAAGACTTCCATAAGATAAAAGAAGGAATTGCATTAAATCCAGTTGCAGGATTTTTGAGTGTCGATATAAAAGAATTATTTTTGTATATATTAAATAATCATATTAGTATAGATATAAAAAGAATAACTGAAGAATAATTTTATATATTTTAAGAAAAGTTGATATGTTCGAACAATTTAAAGTGGATAATTTTTTTAAAGGTGTTGCTGAATTATATAATGTAAAAAGTGTGGCTTACTTTGAAAAGTATTTTCATTTTTTTAATAAGATTGGTGTAGATTTTAATGAGATGTCATTTAGTGATGAAAAATCAGTTGAATTTGATAGTTTATTGTTAGCTATAAAAGAAGAATTAAGAAATAAGGATAAAAAAAATTATATTGATAGGTTGTTTTTGCAGGAAGAGTTGTATAGTGTATTGAAGAAGTATGATATTGATGGAATTATGTTATCATTGTATAAGAGGTTGGAGAAGAATAGTGGAATAGTTGATTTGTTGGAAAGTTTTAGGTATTATGAGAAGTTGAAGTATACTCGATCAAATATTGTGAGTGGTCGTTTATCAATTGTGAAAGGTCCACGATTTATGCAATTACCTAAGAAGTATAGGAATATTGTGAAGAGTCGTTTTAGTGAAGGTGAGATATTGATGGTGGATTATGTATCATTGGAGCCTAGGGTTGCAAGATATATTGTAGGAGGAGAAGCAAAAGAGGATATATATCAGGGGATATGTGATGAGTTGGATTTTGTAGTTGATAGGGCAGTGATGAAAAGGGCTGTGATATCAATATTATATGGAGCTAGTGAAGAAATGGAGATAGGAGAGTTATCACAGGATAAAATCGGATTAATCAGGAATAAAGTGAATGAGTATTTTAATATAAATCATTTACTCGAACTTGCAATGAAACAGGATGAATGGGGGTATAGGCGTTCATTTTGGGGTAGACCAATACATTGGGGTGAAGATGTAAGATTGAATCAAATATTAAATGGTTATATTCAATCAACTGCAGTAGATGTTGCATTAGATGGATTTCTGAATATGACAAAACAATTTAATGAAGGAATGAGACCACTATTTTTTATTCATGATGCAATGTTTGTGGATGTAAAAAAGGATTGTAAAAATGATTTTGTAAATATAATAAAACAAGGATATAATTGTAAAGAATTAGGGTTTTTTCCTTTAAACATTGAACTGATTTCTGAAAGAAAGTATTAATATATGTTAAATGATACTGAATTAATGGATTTATATAAAAGTTATACTGATTATTTAAAATTGTTGGATAATCCTCATATTGAACATATGATAAATGTGATTGGTGAAAGATTGTTAATGTCATCATATACTTTACGTAAAGATGAACCTTATTGTGGTCCTGGAGGTGTTATAAAATTTGCAGTTGATTCTTTCAAGATTGCAAGTAAAATGGCAAATTCTTTTAAAACAGAGATGCCTGATATTTCAAAAAAGACAATTGCAATGATAACATTATTATTTCCTATTGGAAGAATTGGAGATTTAGAAAACAATTTATTTATTGAACAAAAAAGTGATTGGCATCGTGATAAATTAGGTCAATTGTATGATTGGAATAGTAAATGTCCTAAAATGTCAGCGCAACATAGAACTTTAAATTTATTACAATATTTTGGTGTAAAATTAGAGTATGATGAAATGTTAGGAATTATATGTTCAGGAGGAATGCATTTAGAAGAAAATAAATTCTATTTACATAGTCTTCCTTTTGTAACTCATTTATGCGTGCATGCAATTGATTTAACTTATGAAAAAGAAAAATTATTAAATACAAAATAATATATATCTTTAAAAGAAGATATATCAAATATGAATGATCAAACTTATATAAGAATTTTAGAAAAAATTTTAAAAGAATCTGATAATTTAGAAGAATTTAGTGGAGTTGCAGCGGTAGGTGGATTTACTGGACCTTTAGGAGCTCCTGTGCCAAAAGTAGGTAAACCTATTTTAAAAGCATCAAAAAAGAAAAAAAAGAGAAAATTGTCTGAAGCTGATTCAAATTTTAAATATATGCCTAAGTTAGATGCTGATAAAATAAAAATAAATCAAAAAAATTGGAGATATGAAAAAGAAAAAGACTTAATTCAAAATTTTGAATCGCTTCTAAATTCTGCTCATATTGAAATATCTAATAAGCAGCAAACAATTTCCGCAATACAAAATTTATTTAATAATTCAAAAGAAAAAAATGTTTCTGAAATTAAATCAATGATTAAACAAGAAATGAATGAATTACAATTTACTACAAATGTTTTTTCGAAACTTCATGAAAAATTATTGCAAGAATTAGTTGTTGTAAATAAAACAACAAAAGAAAAATTAAAAAATGGAAAAGAAGATATATCTGAAGATGACATTAAATCTGCAATATCAAAAGCTTATGGTCAATCTGCAGTTGATTTATTTTCAAAAATTTCTTTAAAAGAAAAACCTGTGTCAATTATACAATATACAAAAAATAAAATATCAAATGCATATTCATATACTATTAATGCATTTAAGATCCTATTATCAACAATTGGTATAAAAACCATGTTCGAAGAAGGAGGAATTACAGGCATTTTAAAAAAAATAGTTAAACAATATTTAGGAGTTGATATTGATGCAATATCTAAAGAAATTGATGAAATTAAAAATAAAATGTCAAACACTTATGAATCAGCAAAACAAAAGTTTCGAAATACTTTAGATTATCTTTCTGGAAATGAAGATATTAAAAATTCAAAAGAAGCAATTGAAAATATTTCTGATGAATCAAAACAAGATCTTGCACAATCTTCATGGGATACTTTTTTAGTATGGGACAAATATATCATTTATATTTTAACAGCTTTTGCAGTAATCAACATAATCAGTATTTATTTCATATGGAGAAATTCAAAAACAAATATTAGAGAAGCTTTAAACAACTTTTTAAATGATCAAATTTCACATGCTTCTTTAGATAATGAATTAGCTAATATCTTAGCAAAAGATGCAGCAATCGTTGTATTAAATAAATATTTTGAAGATAAAGGAAAACCTTTAATAGAAAGTAAATTTAAATACTATAAAAAACCTTTAAGTTACTATTTACTATAAAATCAAAGAAAGAAAATATGAATAACGAAGATAAATCAAATCCACAACACTATAAAAACAAAGTCACACCAATTGATATAATTGAAATGTATGATTTAAATTTCAGTTTAGGTAATGTTATCAAATATGTTTTAAGGGCAGGTAAAAAAGAAGGCGAATCAGATTTAGATGATTTAAATAAAGCTCTTTGGTATCTTCAAAGGGAAATTTCATTTAGACAAAAAGATTAAAAATAAGATATTTATATTCTAAAAATAGAGTATTAATGTCAAGATTATTAAAAAGTTATATAAAACTGTTAATAGAATCAGTTGTAGACAATGAAGCAAAATACGCAGATATCATTACTTCGAAAAATCAAGAATTACAACAAACTAGGTTTTATGGTGATGAATTAAATAGAATTATTAATGAATTAAATAAAAATTATACTGGTATCTATGGTTTAAAAGATATTTTAAATCAAAATGGTTATGTTTTATTAGGAAAAGGTGGATTTAGAAATGTTTGGACACGTCCTGATGTTGATTTTGTAATTAAAATTAATAATTTATTAAATGATAATTCAAATCAAGCTGAATATAATAAATATTTTAATCTCAATCAATACGCTGATGTTAATGATATTAATACTGATGAACGATATTATGATGTCAGTATTTATCCTAAATTATATAGTTATGATAAAAAATTTGGTAACTGGATTATTTTCGAAAAAGTAAATATGTTTAATCAACAAAATGAATTATATACTTTTTTCCCTTTACTCACAAAACAAATTGAAAATGCATACGATATATTATGTAAAGATTTAAACATTTCTAACAACTTTTTAAACATGTCAGCTTTCGAAAAAAATGAAATACTTTTGTTTGTATTGTCAAGATTTGTAAGCATTCAGGAATTCACAGGTCAATATGATCATAATTCAAATGATACTAATTTACTACTTGGCACATTTCTAGAAATATTTCATGATTATGAACAAAGATATTACTCTAGATTACCTCCTCTTCACATTTTTGAAACAAAAGCATATGAAATATTTAAAAGAAGAAATTTTAAATTTCAAATAACGCCAGACGTAAGATATATCTTAAAAAGTCTAAAAGAAAATCCAGTGTATGATTTCCATGAAGGTAATTTTGGATACAGAAACATAAAGAATCCTAATAAACCATGGGAATCAATCGTTATAATCGATTATCAGTTTTAATTTAATATTTATATTCTAAAATTGTGAGTATATATGTCAAATTTATTAAAAAACTATATCAAATTATTAATTGAATCAATTGAAGATTCAGAAATTCAAATCGATCCTAAAGAACAAAACAGAATAGAAAATGAAAATAAATACGGTGAAGAGATTAATCAAAAAAATTATGAATTTTCTATAAATCAAATAAGCAATTCAGGATGGAAAGATGTCAATGAAGCTTTACAATATTTTAAATCATTAGATCAATACTACTTGCCTCGTGAAACAAAAATCCAATATATCAAACAATATTTAGATTATAAAGGCCTTCATTTAATTGGAAAAGGTGAATTTCGTGAAGTATATTCAAGCCCTCAAAGCAATTACGTAATAAAACTAGCATTCGATTTAGGCAGTGGCACATTTTCCGATGATGAATTTTCATCTACAGAACAAGAATATAATTTATACTATTCAAAAGATAATCAAATATTTCCTAAATTATATGGTTATGACAATCAAGACAAACTGTGGATCATTTTTGAAAAAGTACACACATTCAGTGAAAATGATAATTCAAAAAATTATTCCATACTAAAAAAATTATTACCTCTATTCTTTAAAAAAATAGAAACAGGTCTAAAAATTGCACAAAATTGTTTTAATATTCAACAATCAACTAATGACATGTATATACAATTAAAAATATACGAATATGCAATTTCAATCATTAAAAGATACCCACACTTTTACACATCAGATACCTTTATTCAAAAATCTTCTTCTTCACATTCGCATCTAGAAAGTAAAATTTTCAAAAATGAAATGATAGATTTAATCTATCAATACAAAAATAATTTCAAAAGAGATTATACAAATAATACTGCACAAAAAGAAGAAATCAAGCAATGCCTATCAAAAGCAAATTTTGATTATGGCTTAACTCCTGATGTCAATTACATCTTGTCAAAACTAGAAGACTCTGTCACTGATTTACATGAAGGTAATTTTGGTTATAGAGATATTACAAACACAAATAAACCTTGGGAATCTTTCGTAGTTATTGATTATGGTATGTAATAAAAAATATTTTATTTTATTTTGTAAAAGTATTCCAGTTTTTATATAATCTCAATATAAATAAAAATTAAATTTTAATTAATTTAGTTATAACATTTAAACATTTAAAACAAGGAAAATTATATATGGCAATCGATTTATCTGCTATTCGTAAAAAACTCAATCAACTTTCTGGCGTATCTTCTAAACGCAATATCACCTGGAGACCTGAAGAAGGACAAGAATATCAAATTCGTCTTCTAGCTTTTCCAGATAATGATGGTCAACCTTTCAAAGAAGTTCTTTTCTACTACAACATCGGAAATAACATGGGTCTAGTCGCTCCTCACCAATTTGGCAAACCTGATCCTGTTCAAGAACTTATCAATAAACTCAAAACAGATGGTTCCAAAGAATCTTATGAACTAGCAAAAAAATTATACCCCAAAATGCGTTGTTATGCACCTGTAATTGTAAGAGGTGAAGAAGATAAAGGTGTAAGAATCTGGGCTTTCGGTAAAACCCTATATCAAAATCTACTCAATATCATGCTTGATGAAGATTATGGTGATATCACAGATACACAAAGCGGCTTCGATCTTAAAATTTCTTGCACCAAAGCTCCTGGTAAACAATTTGCAGATACAGCTATTCGTCCAAGAAATAAATCCACACCTTTAGCTGAATCACCTGCTCAAATTCAAAAACTTATCGATAGTATTCCTGATACTGATTCTCTTTTCGAAACAAAGAGCTATCAAGAACTTGAAACCATCGTCAACCGCTGGTTAAATGGTGATGAAGATTCTGGCACAACTAGAGGTTTTGAAGATGATGATTCAATCAAACCAAATGATTTCACACCTAAATCAACACCTGCACCAACACCTTCAACCAATTCTTCAACAAAATCAAAATATTCTAGTTTAGATGATGCATTCGCTGATCTAGAAGATTAATAAAATTTCAAACTATTCACCAGTTTATTTCTATTAAATAAAAAACAAAGGTATATAATTTATATGGCAACGCCAAAAAAGAAAAAATCAGATGAAACTGGATTACAACCAGATCAATATACAGATAATTTTACAGATGAATTAATTAAATCTTTAAATAAGGAACGTGGTACTAGAATTGCATATAATTTATCTACAGATATTTCACCTACACATGTTAATCGTTGGATTAGCACAGGTTCAAAACAATTAGATTATATTATTGCAAACCGTAAAAATGGTGGTTTACCAGAAGGTCGTATTGTAGAAATATTTGGTCCTCCTTCTATCGGTAAATCACATATTGCAACCCAAATTGCAAAATCAACCCAAGCTATGGGGGGTATTGTAGTTTATATTGATACAGAAAATGCTACTTCAATTGAAAACCTACATGCTTTAGGTGTTGATACTTCAAAACGTTTTGTTTATGTAGATACACACTGTACTGAAGAGGTTATGTCTATTGCTGAAAGTACAATTCTTAAAGCAAAAGCAATGCAAAAAGATGTGCCAGTTACAATTATCTGGGATTCAGTTGCAGCTACTTCACCTAAAGCAGAATTAAATGGTGAATATGATAAAGATACAATTGGTTTACAAGCACGTGCTATTTCTAGAGGCATGCGTAAAATCACTGGTGTTATTGCAAATCAAAAAGTATTATTGGTTTGTTTAAATCAGATTCGTAATAAGATCGGTGTCATGTATGGTGATCCAAGTTGTGTAGATCCTTTTACGACTAAAATAAAGATTAGATATAAAAAAAATGATGATTGATTTTTTAAAATATTTTGATTTTACATTTGAAATTATTAATGAAAGACCTAAATTATCAATCAAATTAAAAAAAGAATATAAAAATAAAGTAAAGTCAGAAAAAACACTTAATGCTTTAACTATTGATTTTTTTCTTTATTATTTTGAAGATATTAATTTAGCGAATGAATTATATAATTTTCGAAAATCTTTATGTAATAAGTCACATGCTATAAATTTCTTTTATCAAAATAATATTATATCTTTAGAAGAGTTTAATTTTTGTAATAAATGGTTAATAGAAGTTGAAAAAAAGTTTAAAGAAAATCATTTAAAAGCAATGAAATCAGAAAAAGTTAGAAATAATTTAAAGAAATCATGTAATCCTGAATTACGTTCAAAAAGATTAAAAAAATTATGGACAGAACAATATGATAAAATGTTAAATGCTTCTCATAATCCTATTACAAAAAATAAAAGAATTAATTCTTTTAAAAAATGGTATGAAAAAAATCAGGAACATTTTAAAAATATATGTAGAAATCCTTCTAGAATTAAAAAAATTAGAAATTCATCTAAAAATATGTGGAAAAATGCTAGTACTGATTTAAAATTTAAAATGACAAATAATTTTAAAAAATCAATAAAATATAATAATCATTTTATGAATAAATTTGAAGCTAAAATTGCAAAGTATTTAGATGAAAAAAATATTAAATGGGAATATGAAAAATATTTTGAAATAGAAAATTCTTTTGTAAAACCTGATTTTATTATTAATAATAATATAGTACTAGAATGTTTTGGAGATTATTGGCATGCAAATCCTGAAATATATTCATCTACTGATATTCTATATAGTACTAAAACAGCATTAGATCAATGGAATATTGATGAAAAAAGAATAGAAAAATTAAAAAAAGCATTTAAACACGTTATAGTAATTTGGGAAAAAGAATCTATAAATTTAAACGAAACAATGGAGAAAAAAATATTATGTCTTATATAGAAGAAGAATTATCATTTTATGATTTTGCAAAAAAATTTTTAGATTTAAATGATATGGAAAATCCTATCAATCTAGATATTAGCTCTTTAGGAATTGAAATACAATCAATGCTCCCAGATGGTACTATTGATTTTATGCCAATGGATTCATTTATAGTAAAAGAAAAAGTTAATTTTCATTATCAATTAGGAGATCTTAAAGGTACATCCCAACATAAGGTTTTATATAATAATGAATATATTAAACTTGAAAATCATCCGGATGCAATAAGAGTTGATGAAGAAATGTTTGTTGTAGATACATCTGTTGATGAAACACAAAACTATATTGCAAATGGACATGTTAACCATAATACAACACCTGGGGGAGTTGCAATTCCCTTCCATGCCAGCGTTCGTATTAAATTAGGTGCAGGAGCTCCTATTGAAGGTCCAGATAAAGAACCAATTGGCATCAATGTATCAGCTAAAATTATTAAAAATAAAGTTGCATTTCCATTTAGAAAAGCAGAATTCCAAATTATTTTTGGTAAAGGTATTAGAGAACATGAAGAAATATTTGATGTGCTAAGAAAACATGGTGAAGTAGAACATGAAGGTAAGAAAATATCAATTGAAGGTAATGGTGCATGGAAAAGTTTGATTGTTATAAGTGATAAAGGAGTTGTTGAAATTGAAAAGAAATTCTATAAAGCAGATTTTCTTGAGATTATGACAGATCCACAATATAAAAATTATATTGATGTTTTGATTGATAAAGCATATACAAAAACAAGTGATGTATCATATGAAGATTTAGATATTGATGAACAGTCATATGTAGAGCAAGAAGCAATTGCGCAGCATTTAGTTGAAAATGAATATGGATTAGGTGAATTTTGAAAACTGAATTAATAATTGATGGTCTAAATACATTTATTAGACATTTTACAACAAATCCAATGATGTCTCTGTATAATGAGCCATGTGGCGCCATTTCCGGAACAATAGGAACAATATATAGAGGTGTTGAAAAATATAAACCTGATGTTGTGACTGTTGTTTGGGAGGGTGGAGGTTCAACAAAAAGGAGAGATATATATCCTGAGTATAAATCAGGAAGAAGACCGGTATCATTAAATAGACCGTATTCTGATTATATGGAAAAGAATGATCAGCAGGATAAAGATAATTGGGAGTGGCAATTAAGAACATTAATTAAGATTATTCCTATGTTAAAATTAGGACAAATATATGTAGATGATGCAGAAGCAGATGATGCGATTGCTTATATATCTAGGTGGAAGAATCAAGAAGATGTAAAGATTATTGTTAGTACTGATCATGATTATTTGCAATTAGTTAATGATAAGGTGAGACAGTGGACGCCTAGAAAGTGTCAAGATTTATATGATGTTGAGTTAGTGCAGAAGAAATTTTTAACTCATCCTGTTAATATGGCAAGTGTAAGAGCGTATATAGGAGATAAATCGGATAATATTCCAGGATTACATAATATAAGTTATAAAAGAATCCATGGATATTGTCCTGTTGTTATTGAGGATAAGTTTTTGAGCGTAGAAGATATAAGAAATTATACATTAACAAATTATGAAGAAAAGATAAAGTATGCAAGAAGAACTAGAAAGTTTATTGAATTAATTAAATATTTGGATTGTGATATTGAAGATATTAAAAGGAATTTTAAGTTGATGAATTTGGAATCACCTATGTTATCTGCAAATCAAATTGATAGTATAAATTATCAGCATGATCAAGATAGAAAAATTGCTTCGAAATTGGATATAAAGAAGTTTATGATGTCGCAAGGAATAAATAATATAAATTTAGATCCTGCATGTTTGATGTTTCATAATATATTGGAAACAATTAAGAAAAATTAAATTGTATTTCATATAAAAAGATTTATAATACAATTACTATTTTTATTTTTATTTACTTTAAATTTTAGGATTTAATATGGCAATCGAACAAGAAAAGAATTTTTCTAAATATGGAAAAAGTTTTCAAGAAAAAGTATTCCAAAGTATGTTGACCGATAGAACTTGGGCAGCACAAATGGTAGAGGTAATGGATCCTAGTTATTTTGATGTTAAATATTTATCTTTTTTATGTGATAGATACTTTAATTATTTCAATAAATATAAATCATTTCCAACGTTAAATTTATTAATAACAATTGTTAAAGAAGATTTTAGTAATAATAATGACACAATATTAAGAGATCAGATTATAGAATATCTTCATAGAATGAAAACTAGTCCTGATTTAGGTGATATTGAGTATGTGAAAGAAAAGTCTTTGGAATTTTGTAAAAAGCAAGTTTTTAAAGAAGCATTAGTGAAGTCTATGGAAATGATTCAAACTGAAAATTATGATTCAGTATTATCTATTATGAAAGATGCTGTATCATCAGGTATGCCATCATCTCAAGGTCATGATTTCTTTCAGGATATGGAAGCTCGTTTTGTTAAGATTAATAGACAGGCAGTGCCAACTGGTTTATATCGACTTGATGAAAAAGATATTTTGAGAGGTGGTTTAGGACGTGGTGAAATTGGTGTTGTAACTGCTCCAACTGGTGTAGGTAAATCACATTTCTTGGTTGCAATGGGTGCTAATGCTATGAGACATGGAAAAAATGTAATTCATTATACATTTGAATTAACAGAAACAGATGTTGGATTAAGATATGATTCTAACCTTTGTGATATTCCTTCAAATGAAGTATTAGATAATAAAGAAAAAGTAATTCAGAATTATAAAGAAATGACTGATTTAGGTAGATTAGTGATTAAAGAATATCCTACGGGCACAGCGACAGTAAATACATTAAGATCACATATTGAAAAATTAATGTTAAAAGGTTTTATGCCTCATTTGGTTGTTGTGGATTATGCGGATGTTATGAGGTCTAGTCGTAAAATGGATTCATTGAGACATGAATTAAAATTAGTATATGAAGAATTACGTAATTTATCAATGGATTTAGGTGTACCAATTTGGACAGCATCACAAGCAAATAGAGATGCAGCAAATTCAGATGTTGTAGGTTTGGAAAATATGTCTGAAGCTTATGGTAAAGCGATGGTTGCTGATATTGTATTATCATTAAGTCGTAAACCTACCGAAAAAGCTTTAGGTACTGGTCGTTTATTTGTTGCAAAAAATAGAGCTGGCCGTGATGGTATTCTATTTCCAATTAATATTAATACTGCAAAATCTAAATTTGAAATTTTAGATGACAATGAATTAACATTACAAGAAGCTATTGAAGTAAATAAAGTAGATATTAAAGAACAATTAAAAAAAGCATGGAATGAAGTAAATAAAAAGGAAAATAATAATGATTAAGATCTTCACAAATAAAGAATTAAAAGAAGTATTAAAGAATAAAAATATTGAAAACTATACACCTGCATATGGTGGTGAAAGTGTAGGATTAGATTTATATTCAACTAAAAGAACACAAATTGATCCTGCTACTTCTTTAGGTGGTGAAAGAGGTGCAACAATTCCAACAGGTTTACATATTGCATTACCTAAATCACATGCAGGTTTAATTCTAGAAAGAGGTTCAGTTACAAAAACACCTCTTAAAGTTAGAGCCGGTGTAATTGATCCAGGATATACAGGTGAAATATTTGTCAATGCAGTTAATGTATCTGATATTTCACATGTTATTAATGAAGGTGATAAACTACCTTTTCAAATTGTAGTCGTAAAATGTGATCATGATTTTCAAGTTGTAGAAGAATCTGAATATTTAGAGATTACAAAATCTTCATTAAGACAGAGTGGACAAGTTGGAAGCTCAGACAAGAAATAAATTAGAGGTTATTATGAATTACCATGGTATAGAAATTAATACAGAATATGACAAAAATTTAAGTGAGTTTGCTTATGCTTTACTTAAAGATTATTACATGTTAAAAGAAGAGACAACACCACAAGAAAGTTATGCCAGAGCAGCATTGGCTTTTTCTAATGGAGATATAAAATTAGCACAAAGAATATATGAATATGCTGCAAAAAATTGGTTTATGTT